TCTCCTGGGTAATTTCTTCTCCTGTCAGCCCGGCCAACGCGTTGTCGATCCCGGCAAGGTGCGCGGTCAGTTCCGAAGCGTTGTCAACTTCGGAAGGAGTGGTGTCAGGAGTGTAATTTGTGGGAGTGTAATCAATATCGATTTTATCCCCGTCAATCTCCGCCGCGCCACCGCTGAGAAGGTCAGCGACCTTCACCGACAAAGTGTTCCCCGTCTTCTGCAAACCATTCCCGGCGCTTATCGATCCTGCTCCGCTGAACTGTGTGAAAGAAAGACCGTTTGTCCCGACGACATCAGAGCCGCCGTTGCTCGTGCAAACCCATCCTGAGTCGGCATAGCTCGTGCCTTCTTCAACGAAACAGAACGCACCCGCCACGGATGTCCCGGCCTTGAAATCAGTCGGCCTTTCCCATGTTCCCGTCCTGACAATCCAGATGCCGTTTTCAGAGGCGGTGGTCTGCCCGGTCAGCAACACGCGGTCTCCATCGACGAGCGAAACGCCATCGACAGTCTGCGCTCCAGAGAGAGTGAGATTCGCATCACCCAGGGCTTTCACCGAACCTTTGATATCCAGTCCCTGCGCGACTGCATCAACGTAGGCTTTACGAGCAAGCTGGTTGTCGCTTGTCGGGTCGGCGGAGGCAGTCGGGGCATTGGTGAAGTTCCAATCTCCGGCGACAGTTTCATTCTGGTCGAGCCTCGCGATGTTGTCTTTGTCTGCCAGTTTATCGAAGGCAATATTGCCCGCCAGCATGTCATTTGTTATACCACCAGTCTTTACGTTCAGACCATTCGCGGTACGCTCCAGCGCGCCCGATGAATCGACTTTCACTCTCAGATTCGCGCCGTCATTTTCCAGTGACTGCGTGTCCTTGTTAATCCATTTCGCATTCATCTTCGACATAAATTTCTCCTTCGGCTTTTGACTTTAGGCTAGAGGCTTTAGTGGACGAAGTCCTATTCTTACTAAAGTCTAATGTCAAAAGTCTAAAGCCATTTTTAGATAGTTGTTTGAATTGCGTATTTCACTCTTAATTTGTCGCCCTCTGCGAGTTCGTTCTCGAGAGGAAAACCGTTCCATGAAATCGTTTTGTCCGTCAATGTGAAATCTAAATTTTCATATTGCTCAAGCCCTCCTATTATTGTTAGTGTCAGGGTCGAAGACCCGTTATTTAATGGCGTGTTTGCCAATACGACCTGTTTCGATGCGATATCGCTCGCTGTCAGAGTAAATTCCTCGATCACCCAGTCCGGCTCAGGATGCGTGTGATCCGCGTCCGCTTTCCCGGCGAGCAGATCATTTATTTGTGTGATTGTGTAAGTTCCATTCACGACCGGAGTCGGAACATCAGTCCCGGCAGTGCCTCTGCGGTTGCGGACATTCATATCAAACTGAATCAGGAATCCCGGGTCGATATGCCCCGTTTCAAATCCCGCCAGTTCCGCTCCCAGCTTGGTGCTTGGAGAACTCCCCAGTATTGCGACGAGTTCTTCTGTGTTTGTCTCAAGGAGCGGGATGTTTATCTGAGAATAAGTCTTGTCGTTCACGGCCACAGACGTAATGGTGATATTTGTCTGCATCCTTATCTGCACAGGCGTTGAAGTCAGCCAGTCATGCGCGAGAACAAAATCCCAATTGTCGTAGACAAGTTTTTCCACTGGGAATGGAGTATTGTCCGCTTCCAGGATGCGAAGGCATAAATTGACTCTTATCCCACGCGTAATGGAAGGAAAGTCATTTGCCGCCTGGTTGTACTCATCGACAACAGTCGCGACCACATCCCCCGCTCTCAGATAAACAATTATATCCTGCATGTTTAATCAGTCCTTTGGCTTTAGGCTTTCGGCTTTAGGCTCGTTTTTATTGCAAGCGCATGGTTTATTTTCAATGGAGAATTCCTGCTTCTTTTCCAGAGTTTCTTTTCCGATTCTAACACCGGTCAAGGCTCTGATCTTCCGGTAGATTTCCTTTGCCCTCCTGAGATGGGATTGCGTGATTTTCTTCTGCGTCTCGAAGATATCCACTCTCAAATCGCGCAGTTCATTGGAAAGTTCTGTGGACGTCTCCGCTATCTGTTCGGACGCTTCGTTCAGGTTGCCCATCAGGAAAATCTCATGGTCGCTGTTCTGGTATCCATTCAGGATTTCATTGATGATAACCGCCGCGCTTGAGACGTGTTTCAGCGCGCACTTCGCGCAGTTATGCGTGTTTATATTTTCTTCTTTCTGCAGAAGGACTTCCTTTAATTCCTCATCAAGTTCATTGAAAAACGACGGGAGTTTTCCGCTCTCGGTTATCTCCAGTTTCAGGAGGGTAATGAGGATAACCGCGTTCTGAATATCGCTGCCTCTATACGTGATTCCCTTTTTATTTTCCAGAGCGTCGAACTTCTTTTTTATGCGTTCATATTCAGAGAATATCTTCCCTTTGAAATTGATGATTTCCATTATGCCGTTACTCATTTTATCATCCTTATTTTTAAGTTTACCTGTTCGCGCCTGAAAGGCTGTAAGACATATTCACCGTGCAGACGATGGAGTTCCCGCCGCCGTTGAAAACATTCTGGACGCTGCCGCTACCGTCAAGATTTTTCGAATTTATGGCGACACAGTGAATGCCGTTATGCGAGACGCCGTTATCGCAACCGAGAGGTCCCTCGTGGCATGAATGGTATTCGCTGCAAATAGTGCTGTGCGTGTGGCCGTTGTATTGAGTGACATAACTGTCCCTTGCCGCCGTCTCCCAATAGCCGTCGCGGAAAATATTGTAAAAGGAGCTTGTCATGTACCAGTCCTCGAAGTCGCCGACTTCCCATTCCATCCGCGTGTATGAAGAGCTGAACCTGATGCACCCGGAAAAGCCTCCCGCCGATATCTCCCAGCCGTTGCTATATTCATTGTAATTCACGCCGGTGCATTCGATAATTTTCTGCCCGTTACGCCACCAGTAACCCATGAAGTCTGCTTCAAGTACTCCGTCAACAGTGCGTGTACTGATGCCCGCCGCCGCGGGATTGCCGCTCCAACTGATTGTCATCGCCAGCGTCACATCATCGCACGGCGAACACAATTCACCGAGCTCATCCTCCAAGTCATCAAAATTCTCAGTGAGGTATTCGATGGCGGACATGTAGTCGGAAAATGTTTTCCCGTCCGCAAGTTTTGTATGCTTGTAATAAGTCCCGCCATCCTCGAAGCAGTCCTCAATTTCGTCTTCGCACATGATTGAAATAGAGCCGTCGACCGCAGTGCATTCTTCGCAGGTATCGTCATTGCATTCGCAGATTCCGATTATGTACCAGGAGCCGCCAGCACACTGGGATTTCATCTGCGCAAAAAGGCCCTCGCGATTCTCATCAAGATAATTTTCCGCTTCGGCCCTCGTATCGAAACCGGGTGCGACAAGCGTGTATTTATAGCTTCCCTTCCTCTCGATGTTCGTAATATTTTTGCAGTCCCCGGCAAGTCGCGATGCCACAAAATCCGTTGCCACCTGGAACTCGACATCCTTGAGGCACCCCGAGCAATCCTGCCCGGAAAAACTGCATTTGGCGAGGACGGAATAGTTGATGTCCGGCAAACATCCCAGCGCGTTAACCTGCGCGATTTCATTCCAGCCGTAACTCGAAAATACAAGATTGTCATCCATGTCATAAACTGAAAACGGAACCGTCCGGCTCTTATACTCATACGGGTAATCGCCATAATTGATGCCGTAGGCGTAATAGTCGACGGCAGGATTTTCGACATCTGAAATGTGAAGCTCGAATGCCGGAAAATCCACGATGATTTTCCCCTCGAAGAGAAGCTCTTCAGGGCTTTCCGTGATGTCATACGCCTTGAACGTGTATTTATGCCCCGGCTTGATTTGCAGACCCTGCGCGCCCCCAGTCGCCGCCAGTTTCTCAGGCAAATCCGAGAAATCAAAACGTAGCTCATGCTGGTCTTTCGGATTAACGCCATAGCGGCTGAAAACATTGAAATAATACGGCGGAGGCGGACACTCCGAAATTCCCGGAACACAGATCCTTTTCGCGCCGGTCGCAAATTCATCCCTTCCGCTGCTGCTCGCCCAGAGCGCCTGAGTAAAACCGAAATAGTAAACAATCCTTGAGTCATTCTCCCCGGCGCATTCGAAATAAGGAGGATCAATCCACAAGTCAGTATCGGGATCATATTCGTAAATCGTCAGCTTGTCCCATCCGGCATTTGTCCAGCCAATGCTGTAATCCCCAAGCCCCTGCCAGAATGGAAAAAACTCATAAATGGACGGATAAACAAGTTCCAGGCATGGACAATTTCCGCAAAGCACCGGCAGTCCGTTTTTCATCATCGCAAGATTGTTTTTCAGCCAAGCATTCATGACAAAAAACCTATTCTCCCGTCATTCTTCATTCTTAATTCTGCATTCTTCATTTCTAACAACTCCCCCATATTATTCCGTACATTACGCCCATATGTTCCTGAGTGATTTTCTTGATTTTGGAGTTCTCGGCATCCCACTCGACAATCGCAATCAGTCCGTTGAAAACTCCAAGCACAGGCTGAGGAAAATCAGAAGCGCTTTCAATCGTAGGAGCTGTAATCGTTCCGCTGCTGTACATGGATTTGAGATAAATGTAAGCTTTGCCGGTGATTGTCATTTCCGATTCCGCGACTTCAAAAAAAGTGTTGCTGATGATGGCCACGCCATAGGCGATTTTAACCTTCTGAGCTTCCTCATCGCTCGCGTTGCTGACCGCGAAAAAGCCATCATAGATAGACCCCGCCGTGGAAGCACCGAGTAGGACGACTGCCCACTTGTCACCAGTCCCTTCATCTTTCCAAAGGATACGGACAGAACCGGAAGCGGAAGATGCCAAGCCATTGCCGGTCAACTCAGCAAACTCGTGTTCCTGACTGACAACATTAAGTTTCAAAGGAGTGATTCCCGTCAGCATCGCAAATCCGCATTCGCTCTTTGCGAGAGGTTTTTGTAAAACTGCAAAGGGCTTCTCCTTGTTTGCGTCCGTGATTAACTCGGCTTCAAAAACAGGCGGATTATTTCTGAACTCCTGCTCATTGTCAGTCGGCGTTATAATCAGGCTGCCGAGCGAAACAAGCTTGAATTGCTCAAGGGCCGCGCCAGTGTTATTCCGCAGCATGACAACGCCTGACTTTGTGTCCTTACGAGGCGCGGTACTGTTCGTATTCGCCTGTTGCCGCTTGATGAACTCGGCGGCATCAATGAACGAATTCCACGCCTCGGCTTTGACAGAAAACTTCTGGCCTGTTTTTACTTTCTGCATTGAGAAACCCTTTGCCTGTACATTCTCATTCAGATTTTTTAATTACCCACATATCCGATGTCAGATAAGGGTCGCTGACAAAGGAGTACGGCAGAGTGAAATAACCTTTGTTCCCAAAACCTTCTCCCCAGGAGTTGCGGACAAAGAAAGTTTTACTTGCATCATCGTAGCCAACGATGAGTACCGCATGTCCGCCCAGAAGTTCCTCCTTCAAAGTGTCCGGCATCGGGACAGTTCCGGTCTTTTCGACTTCCTCTGATTCGAAAGATTCATAAATCAAAATTCCGCAGACGATCGGGAAACCCGCCGCAAGCGTTCTCTTGATCATCTGTAGAGAATTGACAATGATCCTGTCGTATTCGAGAGTCTGGAAATCCAATGCCGCATTGATGGCCTCCTCGGAGGGCTTTTCCCTGAACTTGCTGATTATATACGGATGCATTGTCTCCGGGCATGCCCCCTTTTTCACTGTTACTTTGATGCCGTCCCTTATCGACGCTCCAGCGTCTTCGTCAATCGTCCCTTCGAGTTCCCTTTCGAAGTAATAGATGAAGAGGCGCGAGGGATTGAAAAAGTCCTGCCCAGTCGAAGCGACATGCACCATATCAAGCAATGCCCCTATCGCCTGTGCGGTGCAGCTTCCCAGGTTCCCCTGGTCATAAACCGGAGGACAATTTCCGCTCAAGTCCACAGCAGACGGAAGAGCGATGCCGACAAACGGCGGAGCCTTCCAAATCCTGTCCCTTGTGTCGACCTTGTCCTGTTTCAGATTGTAGATGTGCTTACTCATAATCCCTCCTCTTTTTGTTTTTTTTATTTAAACTCCTGACTCTTAACTTTCTGACTTCTGACTCTTCATGTCCCTATTCCCAACGCTCCGAAGTTCGCTATCTTATAAACCCTTTCGATATAGACGGCAACTGGTTTTTTGAGAAGCGTTTTCTTCGCGTCATCGACATGGTCGGCATAACGAACCCACATGTAGTCCCAGCCGTATTTCTCAGTCACGGTGATGTCACCGACTTTGAAATTTTTTCTGTTCGGCGAAACCGAGAATTTATACGTGACATCCCACAGTGAATCGGAACTCGTCCCGCGCCTCGTTCCGCTCGCGCCGAGGAACAATACTTCTCCCGGATTGTAGCCCCTGAAAGCATCATTGTTCATTGTGCCGGTTATGCTTGAAACTCCTTTCTTGTAGGCGGTCGTAATCTTGTTGTCCTTGAGATAATGTGTTTCCGAAAAACTCTGTACCGGCTGGACTATGTCAACGCCTGCCACGCTCTCTCCGTCATAACCAATCGCGCCTCCGAAATCAGCAGCCTCAGGCGGATACTTGCCGACTGTCAGGAGCGACTGCGTGATGTGCTGTGTCCCTCCGCCCGTATCGAACGTAAAAACAGGTTCTATTTCCGTGTCATCACCGCCAGAGGAACTGTCATCGCCTGCTTTATATTTGACGACAACTTTAAAAGTCGTTTCATTGATCCTCTCGTCTATTTCCACAGAGTCCAGTACCAGTCCGTTAAAGGTTTCTTCCGCGACTTCATAGACGCTGTTAATCGCGTCGTCCTCATCCTCCGAGTTGAAAGCAAAGTACGGCACCGATGCGGTGGTGTAAGCCCCATCGCTGTCCACTGCCTGCGTCCTGTCAAAAAATCCCTGTTCAACCTTTGCCATTTTTTTACCAATATTTTTGAGTTTTTTTAGTTTCACTATTGTTTTATGTAACCTTTAGGGTTACAATATTGCATGAACGGATTGGAAAATGATAAAAAGTTTTAAAAACAAAGAGCTCGGAAAGTTTTTCAACACAGGAAAAGGCAAAATCCCACAGCCGATTCATCAAAGAAAAACCGAGATGATTTTGGACTTGCTTGACGCTGCCGTTGAAATTGGAGACATGAATTCCCCAGGTTCCGGCCTTCACAAGCTTGAGCCCAAGAAGGCCGAGCGATGGGCGGTAAAGGTTTCCGGGAATTGGAGAATAACATTTGTTTTTGTCAATGGCGAAACCTATGAAGTTGACTATGTCGATTATCATTGAAAAAAGGAGAATTTTAAAATGAAGAAAACAAGAAAACCTACGCATCCCGGAGAAATACTCAAGGAACTTTATCTTGATGAGTTGGGTGTAACCATCTCTGAGTTTGCCGACCATATCGGGGTTTCCAGGAAGGCCATATCCGCAATAGTGAACGGACGCAAGAGCGTGACTCCCGAAATGGCCCTGCGTTTTTCCATGGCATTTCCCAATACCACTCCGGAAAGCTGGACCAATCTCCAGCGCAATTACGACCTCTGGACAGTGGAAAAGAATCTTGAGAAAGAAATTTCTCATATTACGCCGGTATTGGCCCATGCGTGAAAAAGCAGGCATAGTATTCAAAGATAAAATAGCCAAGCATCCCGAAGCTAAGAAATTATATAAACGAGGCTTCTGTATGGATGCGGAAGATGCCATTCGGGTTATTGTCAAAGCCAGGAAATGGGCTGGTCTAACCCAACAGCAGATTGCAAAGGAAATGAGGGTTTGCACAAAAACCGTGTCAGTTATCGAAAAAGTTGATTTCTTCAGCCGCAAATATTCGCCGAGCCTGGGCTCACTGATGAAATATGCCGCCGCATTCGGATTTAAATTAGAAATAAAGTTTGTTCCCATAAAATAATTCCTCACTCGAACTCCAGTTCGCTGGAGCTTGATTGATTTTCTAAAAGCTGGTTTGTCTTTTTCGTATTCTTGGCTATATCTTCAGTTGCCTTTGCAGTCCGCTCCGCAGCGCCACTTGCCGATAATGCCCTCGCGGAATTCGCATAGAAGGAACCTGCTATTTCAACTTTTCCTTTTGCAATATCAAGCTGGCTTGACGCGCCCTTCATTGCTTCTTTGACGCCATTCAAATCAAGTCCTTTTATAGTGTGTGTGGACTCCGTACTTTTAGACTTGGCCTCTTCGATTGCGGCCCTCCATTCAGCTCTGGCTTCTTCAAGTTTCTTCTGTGATTCGGCAAGTTCATCGGCATACTCCTGTTGCTGCTGGCGGAGTTCCCCGGACATCATGTTGCCGAGGAAATTCTCTACGGCCTGCCGCTCTTTTTCTATCCTGCCGACTTCTTTGTTGCGGTCACTTTCAATCTTCGTTACGGCGGCGTCCTGTTCTTTGTTGCTCTGCGAAGTTTCCAAATCGACCTGAGCCTTTGCCGCTTCGATGTCGATGCTTTTGTCGAACATCCCGATTATGTCGAGCCATCTCTTTGTCAGAAACCCGTAGACTTCGTTCCACGCCTTGATGATGGTGCCGGTGAACTCAGCCCATATGTTCGAAAGCATGCTGACAGTGTTCACCCATTCTGTTTTAAGGTCCGCCCATGTGTCATTGATGATGCCGAGCGCACCGTAGAAAATCTCAGTCGTCATCTTCTGGTACCATGTCTTAAATTCAATCCACAGCGACTTCAGAAAGCCGATGCCCTTCTGCCAGGCAATCTGTAACGACGCCCAGAGTATTTTCGCCGCCAGAGTGAAATCCCCTGCCATCATCGCATCCTTTATCCCTTGGAATGATTCATTCGCAAAGTCTTTCAGTTCCTGAAATTTCTCTCCGAGCCATTCGAGGATTTTCCCTCCCAATCCGGAGTAATAAAGAATCGCGGCTCCGATCCCTGCAATCGCTATTACGACAAGCCCGATCGGAGTAAACAACGCCGCCAACACACTTCCTAAAACGGAGATTGCAGTTCCCACTCCGGTAATGATTGCGGATATTCCGCCGAAGACAAAAGCCACTCCCTGCGCGACCGTTCCGACTACCACCAACACCGCGCCAACCGCCGCGACAGCCCCCACTATTTTCAGAGCGGTAAGCACCACTTCCTTGTTATGCGCAATCCACTCCGCAATCATCTCCAGGTACTTGACGACAACCTTTGATATCTTCTTAATCGGCTCCGACAATGCGTCTCCTATTTCGACGAAGACAGCCACCGCCGCCTGTTTCACTCTTGCCAGCGCAAGTGATAGAGTATTGCTCATCTTTGCATAAGCCCTGTCGGCTGCCCCGGCGCGGTTCTTCATGACATCAATGTCCTCGATAAAACCTTCCATGTTCTGCAACGCTGGAAGCACTCCGCGTAACGCCCTGACATTCGGAAAAAGCGTGCTTATCGCATCAGGAGGCAGCTTGGATATTTTCTGAAAAACTCCGAGGAGTCCTTCAGTCTTGAGGGTAGTCGATGACATTTCAAAACCGAGCGTCCTCGCGTAGTCTGCACCCTCTTTTGCAGGCGAAAGAAAACTCGTGATGATGGCGTTCAGCGCGGTAATCGCGTTATCCGTGTTCACGCCGTTTCGCGTCATTGTCGCGATGGCCGCGCCGAACTCATCCATGCCCACTCCGGCAGTGGAACATGTGGTGGCCACCATACCGACAGCAGGGGCAAGTTCCGCAAAGGTCGTCTTGCCTTTTTTGACCACGGAAAACAGCCAGTCTGAAACATCACCGGCCCTCTCCGCCGACAAACCATACGCATTTAAAATTGTCGTGATGGCGTCCGCCGCGACGCCTGTGTCAGTCACTCCCGCCTTCGCTGCTTTCGCGGAAACCGAAAGCACATAGAGCGCCTTTTCCGCGGGAATGGAAGCCGACAAAATATCATAGAGTCCCTTCGAGAGAGTTGCCGTTCCTTCTCCGAATTCTATGGACATCGCCGTGATGCCTTTTCTAAAATTATCCATATATTTCTCCGGTTCATCAAGCATTGTCGATACGTTTGCCATCTCTTCTTCGAAATCAGCAAATTCCTTAACGCCCAGCGCAAACGCCGCCGCCGCGACAAGGCTCACCTCCATGAGTTTCTTGCCGACATGCGTGACCGACTCGCTGAACTCTTTAAGCCTTTTCTTGGCCCCGTTCAGCCCCCGGACAAGTTTGTTGTCCTCGGTGAAGAGCTCGACATACGCCGCGCCCGCTCTTATATTGCTTGAAACACTCATGCTTCAAATTGCCCTGTTTGAGTACCGTCAAGAGTGAAATCTCTGAAACCATCCATGCTCTCGCACTCGTCAGGAAAGTTAAGCAGTTTGACAGGAAATTGGCAGAGCCAATTTTCATGTTCATACATCCCCACGACAATCATCAATTCACCATTTTCTGTTTGTTCAACTTCGACTCTTATATCTTCTTTTTTCAGTTTTTTACAACTCATTTTTGCACTCTCCGGTCTACAAATACATCCTTTAAAATTCTCAAATCCTTACCCTTCAGCACCCTCTTTGTTTTCTTCTCATGAGGGTTGAGTTCCCTCGGAGAAACTGCGTGATGCTTCTTCGGATCGCGGTTGACGTTGATTAACAACGCAAGGATCGCCGAAGTGTGATTCCAGTTGTCTTTGCTCCTGGCTTCCGCCATGATCAGGAGCTCTCTCAGAGTGAGAGGATCGGGATTCACGCCTGCGATTCCTGCGAGCTCCCAGACGAATCTGAAATATTCTTCAGCACGGCTTCCACTTTCTTTTCCATTTCCAGATTGTCGAGACGCTTGTTCATTATCTCTATCGCCAGGTTCACCGCTTTTCTGTGTTTTCCCAGAGCTTTGCGAAGAACCTGGCACTTCGCCTCCGGGAAAAAATCCACAAGCTCCTCCAGGAACGCGACGGTGGCATGTTCAATCACATCTCCGGCCATTGCCCTGCCGAATTGCTCGTCTGTGATTTTGTTCTGATCAGCCTCCGGTTTGCATATGATGTAGATCACGTCGCAGAGCAGTATCGTATCAGTAAGGAGCCGCTTGAGCAGGTCCCCTTCAATCGCGTCAAAAAGATTGATATTGAGAAGTGCTTTCACTCTCTTCACAGTCGCGATGTTCACTGCGACAGTCCATGTCCTGTTTTCATTGTCTTTGAATGTTTTCATTCAGAATCTCCATCTTTTTTTACTTTCAACTTGCCACTTTTCCACTTTCAACTTTATGGTGTTGTACTTTTCCACTGCGGCGCGCGAGTGGAATAAGTAGGCTTTGCAGTGACGCTTACCGACATCGCCTCTTCGAGGGGTTCCTCTCTGCTGAACTTCGTAATCGCAAAGTCAGCGTCGAGACCTTCGCCGTTCTCTCCATCAAGTACCGCGAGGGCAATCGCACTGTTGCCGAAGTAGGCATTCCTGATGGCGACAAATCCCGCATCCGCAGGGTCCCACAACATCGTCCACTCTATCGATGCGTCCTTCAGGGCGGCGACAGTAGCCTTCCAGCCGTTGTTTGCCCGCGTCGTCACGTCCGCCTCCGACGATTCCAGATTCAGAGTCACATCCTTCGCGTTCTTTAATTCGGTGTTTGCTGTCGCTCCGGCGGCACCATGATAAAGTTTGCCTTCAAGACCCAGTTTTAACATTTTGAAAACCTCCGTTTTTTATTTTTGAATTTTCATTTTGCTATTGACTTTTTGACTTAAACGCGGTATGATATACATGTATATCAAAGGAGAATTATAATGATTGCTGTACGTTTGCCTGAAAATATTGAACATCGCCTTGACCGGATGGCTAAAAAGACCGGACGCACCAAAACATTTTATGTCCGTGAAGCCATTCTTGAACATCTTGAAGACCTGGAAGATGTTTATATGGCTGAAAAAAGGTTGAAGCATCCGGGAAAGACGCACACGCTTGCCGAAGTGGAGAAAGAACTTGGCTTGGAAGATTGAAATAGACGAAAGAGCTCTCAAAGAGCTGAAAAAACTCGGACACGAAGCCCAACGGCAGATAATAAAATATCTGAAAGAGCGTGTGGCCAAGGCGCAAAATCCCAGAGCTTCCGGGAAAGCCCTTCTTGGAAACTTTGCAGGGCTTTGGCGGTACAGGCTTAGAGAATACCGCATAATATGCCAGATAAAAGACAAAGAAGTGCTCATATTAGTCCTCCGAATCGGTCACAGAAAAGACATTTACCTGTAATCATTTTCACCTCAATTCCTTACTTGATTGAATCTTTCCACATCTTCGAGACTTTGCGTTCATTCTTTTCGAGAGCCGGCCCCATAAATCTGCGTTTTGGGTACTTCTTCTTTTTTTGCCTTTTCTGATTAACCGACGATTGTGTATGCTGAACCGACAATCACGCTTTCCATATTTTTATCTACGGCATAAAAAATCCCGCGTTTCAACTGTCCGCGCCTCGTGTGCGGCGAAGTCCGCGTCGAGACCACTTCTTTACTTTGAATTCTTTTTAGACATTGACTTTCCTCCCTTTTCATGGTATGATATACAAATGAAAAAACAATGAGATTGCCCTTATGAACAAAGTATTTACAGCAGTAGTATATAAAGAAAAAAAACTCTATGTTGCCGAATGTCCAGAAACAGGCACAGCCAGCCAAGGCAAAACGATAGAGGAGGCAATTCGCAACCTCAAAGAAGCCACTGAACTCTATCTTGAGGAGTTTCCTGTCAAAAAGCACAACCATCCATTCCTCACAACATTTGAGGTTCCTGTTCATGCCTGAGCTACCGATTATTTCAGGCAAAGAAGCTGTAAAAATCTTTGGAAAGCTGGGATTTGTTCCAGTACGCCAGAAAGGCAGCCATCTTGTTTTGCGAAAAGGCCAAAAAGGTTGTGTTATACCCATGCATAAGGAACTTGCCACGGGTACCCTTAGGAGCGCAATCAGACAAGCAGGATTAAGTCCTGATGGTTTCATACGCGCATATAAAGCCAAGTAAAACAGCATTTTATTTATCCTCACTTAATTGAATCTTTCCACATTTTTGGCAGCTTGCTTTCATTTTTTTCGAGAGCGGGGCCCATGAAACGCCTCCTGGGATAGTTCTGTTTTTTATATTTCCCTCCGAATTCATGCGCTTTCCCCGACTGACCGACAATCGTGTATGCCGAGCCGACAATCACGCTCCCTTTATTTTTATCCACCGCATATAAAATCCCGCGTTTCAATTGTCCGCGCCTCGTGTGCGGCGGCGTGTCACGAAGTGACGCTGTTTTGCTCTTCCGAATGCTCCGCCTTGCGGTCAGCCTTATCGCAGCCCCGGCGTGTCCGAGATTCTTAAAGCAAGCCTTCTTTGCGGCCTTCTTTACCTTCTCCGGATTGAACTTTGATTTTCCTTTAAACCAGAACATCAGATAACCCTTCGGGTTGAATGCAGAATGAAGAATGCAAAATGAAGAATAGGGAAAAAAGAGGAATGAGGGTTCATAAGGGAAACCTCCCTTATCATCCATTCCGCATTTTCACATTCCGCATTCCGCATTCTCAAAATACCTTAAAGGTTAGAGTTACCACACTCGTGAATTGATTGAACTGCCGCAGATGCTCAGGGTCATAGACAGGCTGGTTTTCCTTCTTCACGCAGAGAGCATTTGGATAACCTTCAAGCCTTTCCGCCTTGAACAACGCAGTGATGTTTTCGACAAGCCTCAGGAGAATTTCCAGTTCCGAGTCATCGGAAATTTTCTTCTGAATCCCGACGTCGATTTCCACTTCGTCAGTCTCATGGCTGCGCGCCTCCTGAGTAATCCTCCTGGCTTTTGGAACAACAGAGACTTTCAACGTTTTCATGTCCTTCAATTCGAAAACAGGAAGGAAAATCCTTTCTGCGACAAGCCCCGGAACAAGGCTCGCGTTGTTGATTTTCACTGCGACCGCGTCGGCAATCTCTACTACCTTTGGCATCTATCGCCTCGCGAAGTTCAAGGCCAGCGACCCTATCGCGGAAAGGAGCGCAAGTATTGCCGCCCCTGCTGCCGAGAGAATCGTCTTCTGCATGTCCGCTATCGGTTTGCAGGGAGGTATGTGATGCACATTTTTTTCCTCAATGTGCATCCGAAGCATCGCCTTGATCTCCGAGATATCGGACCTTGCATCGTTCACAACATTCCAAAGCAGCCTTTTGCTTTTGTTTTTATTTCCATTTCCCATATTTATATCTTTCCTGTTAATTTTGTATGTATCCGCAGAGTCTGTCGATAAGTGTCCGAGTATCTCCATTCAGGTTCGTTGGCCGGGGCCATCACTTCATAGATGAAGCCGTTCTCAATAATCTCATCGCCCTTTTGAGGCAGTGTTACTGGCCCTTTTATAACGAGGTCTGATGAACTTATGAGATAGTCCCGGCTCTCGTAATGGACTATGCGTCCATATTCGTCCTGAATTTTGAAAACCGTTTTGCCAATGGTGGCCGGAAGCTCAACGGTTATCCTTCCCCTCCGGTAAATCACCGGAATGGACAAATGTTTTTTCCGCTGGGCCTCCAGCCAATTTAAAGCTTTCTCCATCAAGTCAGACATGCTTTATTCTCCATCGTTCCGTAGCCTGTAGGGCGAAGTATGAACGATTAACTCGCCCGTCCGTGCTACGGACTACTGTTTCAGACGGACACGAACGATTGTATCGGCATCCGCAGCGGCGGCCACTGTTCTTCCAAGAGCGATGTTCGCGCCGGAATTGCTGTCAGTCGTTACAACCTGATTTGTCGCATCCCAGTAAACCGCGACTCCATTCGCAATTGCAGTTCCGGTCCCTGCCGTCTTGGGCATGTCAAAGACACCCTTGAGCGACAAGGCCCCGAGTTCTCCCGACTTGATGTCGAGCTTCGCGATGCCCAGCAGAGCAGTCCCAATTACGACCACATCACCAGCACCCACATCAGCGCTTGGAGTGTAATCAATGTCATCACCTTTTTGTACATAAACAGCTTTCATAATTCATGTTCCCTTCATTTTTCATTCTGCATTTCGCATTCTTCATTCACCCTTGGATTTCACCATTCCGCGATGGTCCTGCTCACGGATGCCGAGATCGAAATACACCCTGAACCAGAGGCCGAGCGTGTTGAAATCCGTGTCTCCTCTTTCCACTGTCGGAACGCGGTTCCCACGCAAATATCCGATTTCGAAGGTATCTGTCTGGGCGGGATTGCCGAAGAGGTACCATGATTTTTCGCTGTTGCCGTCATACTTGCTGTTCGCAAGGTACGGGGCGCTTACCACCTGCAGATTTTCATCGACAAGCGAATTCAACGCAGGGCGTATCATCGGAATAGTTCCGCTTGTCGCATCGCCGCCTGCGATGATAAGAGTCGCTCCCTTGGTCAGTTCTATGGCTGTGTGTTTCAGGCCGGTAGGCACCAGCAGAAACCTCGGTTCAATAGTGATGGGCTGTCCGTCAATATCCACCTGGTCAAGGAACATTTTTATCGCAAGCCTCAGCCCTTCGGCAGCCAAAATGCTGGTAGCGCCTTCCAGGAGATTTTTATGGTCGGCATGAAAGAGTGCCTTGCCATCCGACTGTGAGGGATTTCCCATCAGACGTTTGAAGAAAAGCTGGTCAATCAACCTTGCGGAACGGTTGCCCATTGCGACCGGGACTTTCATGAACGCGCCCAGATCATCATTGATAATCATCTTGCGTGTGAGACAGAATTTCTTTCCGTAGGTGTCGAGCTGATTGAGGGCTTTCTCTTCCGAAAGTCCGCCCTCCTTTATCTCGCCGCCATCCGGGACTTTTTCCAGATCACCGACATCAGTGAGACGAAAACGTTCGTTCTCCTTGAAGTCGGAAAGGTCGCCTTCACTACAAAGTTTTGTAGCAATGACTGGCTGGGATTGGAATGACTGAAGCAATTTTTTGTCTCGTTCATTGGAGAGAATTCCAGGAAGAGACATTGTCGAAAACGCCGCCTGGATTGTCTCGTTTCCGAATGAACGAGGCACGGGAGCTCCTTCCAGTTTCAGGCATTCGACGAGGAGCATCTGCAACGGCATGTTGTTTTCTTTCCACGCTGTCTCTACAGCCTCTTCGCCGTACTGTTTTATCAAGTCGTCGCCCGAAATTCCAACCCTGATGCACATCGCCGCTTCGAGACTTTTTTTCTGCTGGACGCCTTCGGGTTTTCTCTTGACCATAACGTTCACGTCAGATGCCGGACGCTTCTCGCGAATAGCTTTCAATACCTTCTGCGAAGTCTCCTCCTGCGTCCATCCTGCACTGATGGCCTCCCTTTCGATTTCAGGAAATTCCCCGGCGCACATTGCCTGGATTTTAGAAACTCTGTCTCGCTCCTGCTGGATGGCTTTTACTGCCACGTCAACATCAGCCGTGACCTGTTTCCCTGCGGCATCATCCTTCTTTTGCTTTTCTGCCGAAACTTCGGCTCCGACTTCCAAACCTTTTTCTTTTCCCACTGTATCATTCTCCTTTTTTGTTGTGTTTGTTTCAGCTCCCGATGCATGTATCATCGGATTCTTTGTCGGTGGATTTTCAGGCACTTGCCTGTTTTCTTTTGTCGCATCAAGGTTAGCTTGAGGGTTCTCCTTGATGGTTTCCTCTTTTTTGTTTTCCTGTCCGGCAATAGAAGACTGAACCACCGGATTTTGGGATGGTGCCGATTCAGGAGTTTCTGTTTTATCCTTTGCCGCAACGCTCAGATTGAAACTTGCCGCGACTTTCATTCTTGTAGTCATGTCAGCGCCGACAGCGACCACCGACACTTCACGGAGCAGAGATTTTGAGACGTGAAAGAAACTCCCTTCAAAATCCTGCCCGTTGACAGTCCTTTTGTCCTTCACAAGTTCGGAGTTCAGGACTTCAGCGCCGATTGACAACTGCCAGTCCGCGCCGGACTTTGCCTGCTCGACAATGCCATCCGCCTGTTCGCCTTTGGCGATTATTTCCCCTTCGATGGTCAGAGTGTTCTGTTCGACCTTTGCCGATATCATTCCCACTCGCGATGACGTCCTGTTTTCGTGGTTGAGCAGAAGCGGAATCTGCTCCGGTATCTGCATGCCTGACAAGTCCACCACCACCGGGAATTTCCATCCCGGCAGATTCATCTTTCCGCCGCCGTATGCCAGTCCCACCACCTTCGGTTTGCTGCCGTCAGCTGCTGCTTCAATCAGTAAAAATTCATTCATAACTTTCCCTTTTTTCGTTTGTTGAAAATCACCGTGCCTTGCCATGCTTTGCCGTGCTGGGCATCGCCACGCATGGCACTGCAAAGCCCCGCTTCGGAACGCAGTTCAGAAGCTATTTTTCATTCATCATCTTCCGACATATCGTCCTCCTCTTTTTCTTCTTTGTCATTATTGCTGTTATCTTTTGAAGGTGTTGCATCTTCATCTGTTAATCCGAGTTCTTTCATCAACTTTTTCTCTCTTGCCCGTTGCCTGATTTCCGCTTCCCAATCTCGTCCCTGGAGCGCGTATTCCGTAGCCAGAGTAGTTGTGTTATTTTTGAGGCGTTTGTCCTGGGCCGTCGCCTCTTTTGCCGGGTCGACGTGCAGGAAACCATCGAAGAACCAAGTATGCTGCAACATCGGGTATCTTGTGGTCATTCCGAGTGGTGGGTTAATCAAAAAATATTCACGTAACCAAGATGTCAAAATTCGATCCAGAATCACAGACGCGATGAACATCTGATCCACGCGAATCGCCTTGAAATAAGTCTGGTGGTCGAGCCTGCCGCTGGCGTAATTGTAGCCGCTTGAATTTCCTTTCGCGATGTTCGCAGGCATCAGCAGGCAGCGGATGATTTCGTCAATAAGTTTGTCTACATATTCGGCGTAAGTTGCGGCTGGCTGCTTCGGGTCTAACTGACCCATCTTCCAGCCGCCGGGCAGAGTGAGAAGCATGTTCCTGTCAAGCTCCACCATCGCCATTGGTTCCATTGCTTCAGCCTCTCCGTTCGGAGGCGCATCGGTATAAATAATCCCCGAGAAAATGGCGGCGGCTTCAGCACTGGAAAGCACAGCCTGCGAAAACCTCCGAAGTTTGGCAAACAGCGGGATCGCCGGTGTGATTTCAGATACACCTCGATGAAGTCCCGGACGGTCCATCCTGAAGCAGTGAAGCATTGCCTCTGCTGGAATATTCAAAACGTTACTGTCATAATTGAAATTATTGTCGCCGGGATGATACTTTAAAACGCGGTATGAATCGGGATTTCCCCAACTGTCGAATGTTATGCCATCAACTTCATTATCGGCCATGCTTATATACGTGCCGCTCGTAACCTGGTCGGCCTCTATCAGCATAACATCCAGTTTCACATCGTGCATGACTTTTGGATTCGTCCCCATGATGCCGAAAGTTTCCCCATCCTGGCATCGGGCCATGCGCATCGTGCGGAGCTTTTCAGGGAGGTGGACAGCGGCGGACCAAAGCATGAAATCTCTTTCAATCCGCCTGTTCAAATCATCATACTCCGTCAACATCTGCAAACGCGGCCCGGTGCCGATGGTGTCATTCGCAAGCGTGAGCAATATTCCCTTGGCGTAGGAGTTGTTGGATATCTCGTATCTCGCGCGATTCCGCAAGACTTTCCTCACTTCGGGCGATGCCTCGGCATCCGCGCTCAAAGCCTCCGCAGCGGCCCAGTGGCGCCGATTATCGTGCGTTGTCTGCGCGGCATCGAATCGCGCTTTGATCCCATAGGGGCGCGATTGGGCATTCCTCTGCCAGCCTACGGTCTTCTTCAGAGGGACCGGGGCCTGTACTTTCGGAGATAAGTCCAGCTTGTTTCCGTCCGGAAGATAAATAAATGTTCCTTCAGTATCCAAATTATGCCCCTCCCGGTGGTACCAGTTTACTGATTTTTATTCCGAGGCCTTTTTTCTTCATGACCTTTTTAGAATTCAGGTATCTGTCCGCCTCTATCAGGTCTGCGATGGAATGCTGTTCGACTCTTGTCCCGTCGCTGTCGACGGACTTCGGGCCGAGGACGTTGTCCTCTATTGCTTTTTCGATTTTGTCTTCACTCATGGTTTGCCTCCTCTTTTGCAAGGCGTTCTTCAAGATCATGGACTGTCTCGTAATCGCGGAAGCCGCGATTCATGCCTGGATATTCAGCTTCGTAGTCAGCTTCCCAACCGAGCATCTTCTGCCAAAGTTCAGGAAAATGTTCACGCAGTTTTTTTAATTCTCTGATTTGTTGCAAGGGGCAGCAGAAACAACTCACCCGGTCGAATAAATCATAGAGGCCGTCCCAGTTGTAACCTTGAGCCCGGCTGTAACTCAGAGCATCGGATTCAGTCATTCCCCAATCCACCAGCGGAAATGTATTTTCGTAATTCGCTCTTTGAATTGTGGGACGTTCCAATCGGTGCTTTTCATCTGCCGCAAAGCCGACCCAGCAGACAAAATCCTGCTTCAGGTGACGAAGGTAAATATTAATGCCAGCCTCGACCTTTGTCCGCGTGCACCAGCGGCGGAATACTGACGGCCAACCGTAGCCAATACGATGAATTTTCCCAGCCATCGCATCGATCAGACCTGCACGGCTGGGAGGGATTTCTCCCGAGATCCAATCATGATTCCGCATCATGACGAATTTGTCCTGCAAATCTTCATGGTTTAATTTGCTCAACGCCGTTCTGGACGCTCTGACCGGATGTTCAAAAGCCATTTTATGAAAAGGCATTTTGGGATGCAGTCTGACGATTTTAACTTTGCTGCGTTTTTCCAGCAACTTGATATGCTTCAACATTTGTGGAAATTCCCAGCCGGTGTCAAAAAACACCGCATGGTCAATGGGGTATCCCAATTCCAATCCCT